GTTAACAGAGAAGCTACGGTGGTTTCTACACCTATGGTTGGTCACGCGGATATAATGCAAGGTGATACTATACTAGTGCACCACAACGTATTCAGAAGATGGAATGATCAGCATGGTAACGAAAGAAACAGTAGAAGCTTTTTTAATGAGTCTACATATCTTGTAGCGCCAGATCAAATATTTTTATACAAAAGAGATAATTGTTGGATTTGCCCTAAAGGATATTGTTTTATAGCACCGTTAAAAGCTACAGATAAATTTAATACGGAATCTGAAAAACCCTTACAAGGTGTTGTCAAATACTCTGACGGTACTGTAGAAGTAAACGATCTAGTTGGTTTTAGACCAAGTAGTGAATACGAGTTTATCGTTGATGGCGAGAGGCTATATCGAGTTTTATCTAATTTTATTACAATCAAATATGAACATCAAGGAAACGAAGAAGCATATAATCCAGGCTGGGCACAAAGCAGTGGAGGAGCTGATAAAGGTAGCTAAAGAAGCTATTGTTACTGACTCTGAAGACGACTTAACAGCTGACAAGCTGAAGAATGCAGCTGCTTCAAAGAAGCTAGCTATATTTGATGCCTTTGAAATACTCAATAGAATAGAAGAAGAAGAGAATTTATTAGAGGGTAAAGTAATAGAAGACAAAAAAGATAAAACTTTTAAAGGATTCGCTGAAGGTAGATCTAAATGATCTACGAGCAAACCTTAGTTAAAACAGTTGAGCCAATAAAAAGGACCACTATATCCAGAATGAACAAGGGTAGGAAGTGGAAGTATGGTTATAACAAAGAACAAGATTTAATAGTGCTATCGCACGATGGTCAGATAGGTGAGATCATACAAATACAAGATCTAGTCATTGCTCTGCCTAAGGTACCTAAGAGTGTGTATAGCAACTCGAAAGATAAATGGGTTAGATTTACTCAACCGAAGGAATTGGAGCGCTTAAAGAACATCTTTGATTGGCGTGCATATCCTGAGGATCAAAAAGATAAATGGCACGATTATATAGACGAAGAGTTTAGAAGAAGAGAAGAAGGGTTTTGGTTTACAAATAATGGTAAGCCTACCTGGATAACAGGTACTCAATACATGTACCTGCAATGGAGCAAGATAGATGTAGGTGCTCCAGATTTCAGAGAGGCAAACAGATTGTTTTATATTTTCTGGGAAGCTTGTAAAGCTGATAAAAGATGTTATGGAATGTGTTATCTTAAAAATAGAAGATCTGGATTTTCTTTTATGTCTTCGGCGGAAACAGTTAACTTAGCCACTCTTGCGAGTGATAGTAGATATGGAATACTATCTAAAACAGGTGCCGATGCTAAAAAAATGTTTACCGACAAAGTTGTACCTATATCAATCAACTATCCGTTTTTCTTTAAACCTGTCCAAGATGGTATGGATCGGCCTAAGTCCGAGCTTGCTTATCGTGTACCTGCTAGTAAGTTTACAAGAAAGAAAATCACAGCTAATGAAAAGCTGGAGGATATACAAGGGTTAGATACAACTATTGACTGGAAGAATACAGGAGACAATAGTTATGATGGTGAAAAATTAGCTCTACTAGTACATGATGAGAGTGGTAAATGGGAAAGACCTGATAATATATTAAATAACTGGAGGGTTACAAAAACATGTTTACGATTAGGAAGTAGGATCATAGGTAAATGTATGATGGGATCAACCTCAAACGCATTAGATAAAGGTGGAGAAAACTTTAAAAAACTATACAACTCATCCGACGTCACGAAAAGAAATAGAAATGGTCAGACAAAATCTGGCTTATACTCTTTGTTTATCCCAATGGAATGGAACTATGAAGGATTTATTGATGAGTACGGAGTTCCAGTTTTTACTACTCCTGACGTCGACAGACTTGCACCAGACGGTGAATTAATAGATGTAGGCGTAATAGATAACTGGCAAAATGAAGTAGATGGTTTAAAAGATGATTCAGATGGTTTAAACGAATTTTACCGTCAGTTTCCAAGAACAACAGAACATGCCTTTAGAGACGAGACTAAAGGAAGTATATTTAACTTGGTTAAATTATACGAGCAGATAGATTATAACGAAGAAATGAAAAACACCTTAGGCATTACTCAAGGTAATTTTCAATGGGCTAATGGAGTTAAAGATACTCAAGTAATGTTTAACCCAGATCCAAAAGGTAGGTTTAAATTAAGCTGGACACCACCTCAACAAATACAAAATAACGTTGTACTTAAGAACGGTATAAAATACCCTGGAAACGAACATATGGGTGCTTTTGGTTGTGATTCATACGACATATCAGGAACAGTAGATGGAGTAGGTTCTAAAGGAGCTTTACACGGTTTAACCAGGTTTAGCATGGAAGATGCTCCCGCAAACAGTTTCTTCTTAGAATACTTATCAAGACCACCAACAGCAGAGATGTTCTTTGAAGATGTTCTAATGGCTTTAGTTTTTTACGGGATGCCAATATTAGCAGAGAACAATAAACCTCGCCTATTGTATTATTTAAGGCGAAGAGGATACAGAGGGTTTAGTATGAATAGACCTGATAAAATATGGAATAAATTATCTGTAGCAGAAAAAGAAGTTGGTGGAATACCCAATTCAAGTGAGGATATAAAACAAGCACATGCAGCTGCAATTGAGATGTATATTCAAGATCACGTAGGCATTAAACAAGATGGTACGCACGGAGACTGTTATTTTAACGAGCTTCTAAACGACTGGACTAAGTTTGATATAAACAAAAGAACAAAGCATGATGCCTCTATAAGTTCTGGCTTAGCTATAATGGCTAACAATAGACATCTATATAGACCAAATGCTGAGGTTAAAAAACCTCAACTAAACATAAACGTTTCCAGGTACACAAACACTGGAAATAATTCACAAATAATCAAGTAATAAATATGGCAGAGTCTGGCATTAAAAGTTATTTCCCAAGTCAAACGGTCAGCGATGCTGAGAAGTTAAGCTATGAGTATGGGTTAAAAGTAGGTAAAGCTATAGAGCAAGAGTGGTTTAATAATGATACTGGTTCTGGTAGATACAAGTCTAACCATAATGATTTTCATAATTTAAGGTTGTACGCTAGAGGCGAACAGTCTGTTCAAAAGTATAAGGATGAGTTATCGATCAACGGTGATTTGTCCTATCTTAATTTAGATTGGAAGCCTGTTCCAATTATTTCTAAGTTTGTTGATATAGTTGTCAATGGTATTGCTGAAAGAACATATGATATAAAAGCATACTCTCAAGATCCTTTTGGGGTAGAGAAGCGCACAGAGTACATGGAATCTATAATAAGAGACATGCAAGCAAAGGAGTTTAACGATGCGGCCATGAAGAACTTTAATATAGATTTATACGAGAACAAAAAAGAAGAGCTGCCTGACTCTACAGAGGAGTTAGAGTTACACATGCAGTTGACATATAAACAGGCCGTGGAGGTTGCTGAAGAACAAGCTTTAAATGTTTTGTTTGAAGGTAATAACTACGAACTGATTAAAAAACAGTTTTATTACGATCTTACCGTTTTAGGTATTGGCGCTGTTAAAACTAATTTTAACACATCGGAAGGCGTTACTATAGACTACGTTGATCCAGCAAACTTGGTTTACTCATACACTGAATCGCCTTACTTTGATGATATATATTATGTCGGAGAAGTAAAGACTATACCAGTAAACGAATTAGCAAAGCAATTCCCTCATTTATCAGGAGAAGATCTTGAAGATATAATGAAGAACAAGTCTAATAATAGATCAAACTACAACTCAAGGCATTCTGAAGATAAAGAAGATAACAACACCATACAGGTTATTTACTTTAACTACAAAACTTATATGAACGAAGTTTACAAGGTTAAAGAAACGGCTAGTGGTGCGGATAAAATAATACCTAGAGACGATCAATATGATCCACCAGCTGATAAAGAAGGTGGTTATGGTAGAATGCTAAGGTCTATAGAGTGCTTGCATGAAGGCGCTATGATTCTTGGTACTGACAAGTTACTTAAGTGGGAGATGTCTAAAAACATGATGAGACCTAAGAGCGATTACACTAAGGTTAAAATGAATTACTCTATAGTTGCACCTAGAATGTACAATGGTAAGATTGACTCGCTAGTAAAAAGAATAACTGGTTTTGCTGATATGATTCAGTTAACTCATCTGAAGCTACAACAGATTTTATCAAGGATGGTTCCTGATGGCGTTTATTTAGATGCTGATGGTTTAGCTGAAATTGATTTAGGTAATGGAACAAACTACAATCCACAAGAAGCTTTAAATATGTTTTTCCAAACAGGTTCTGTTATCGGTAGAAGTTTCACTTCTGATGGCGACATGAATCCAGGTAAAGTACCTATTCAAGAAATCACATCAGGTTCTGGTGGAAATAAAATGCAAGCGTTAATCGGCACATACAACTACTATCTACAAATGATAAGAGATGTAACTGGTCTTAACGAGGCTAGAGACGGTAGTACTCCAGATAAAAACGCTTTAGTTGGTGTTCAAAAAATGGCCGCTGCTAATTCAAACACAGCAACTAGACATATACTGCAATCTGGTTTGTTTTTAACATCAGAGGTTTGCGAGTGTTTATCACTTAGGGTTTCTGATATTATAGAGTACTCTCCAACAAAAGATGCTTTTATACAGGCTATTGGTGTTCACAATGCAGCTGTATTAGAAGAGTTAAAAGAGTTACACTTATATGACTTCGGTATATTTATTGATCTACAACCGGATGAGGAAGAAAGAATGATGTTAGAAAATAACATTCAAATGGCTTTGCAACAACAAGTTATTGAACTTGCTGATGCTATTGACGTAAGGGATATAAAAAATATAAAACTAGCCAACCAACTACTAAAGCTACGTAGAAAGAAAAAGCTAGATAGAGACCAGGCAATGCAAGAAAAAAACATGCAAATGCAGAGTCAAATGAATCAACAAGCAGCTCAAGCAGCAGCTCAGAGTGAGGTTCAAAAAAACCAGGCCTTAACAGCTAGTCAAGGAGAGTTGGAACAATTAAAAGCTCAACTAGCTTCTCAAAAAATGATGCAAGAGGTCCAGCACAAGAAAGAACTAATGCAATTAGAGTTCCAAATGAATATGCAGCTGAAAGGAATGGAAGTAGACGG